AACGCTCACGAGCTTTGAATCTCATGTTTCCTGTATCAAAATCTGCTTCCATATTTGTTCTCATTGGAGAACGCTCAAAGTGCTTAAAGCCATTTGGAGCGTCTGTTTTAATGAAGAACGCATCTGGGTCTGTCAAGAAATGGTTAACAGTGTAACCTTCTGGTAACATACCCATGTTACGGATTGCATTAACATCATTATCAGCAGTACCAACACGAAGAGTTGATTCCAACAAACGATCTGCAATAAATTGCAGTTGTGGTGGAATAATCAACTTAGTGCCACGCATTGCGACAATCATATTACGTTCATCAACGAATGTTGAGATGTCAATAAGAGCATTCTCAAGTGAAGTTTCGTTGAGGTCAGAAGCAGTTGCTAACTCATTACGGAACGTACCACCACCAGATAGTGGGTGCACGGTTGAACATAGCTCAACACCGTCACCGCCAGTAAAGTTTGCATCAAACGCATTGTTTAAAACAGATGCTGCTTTGATTTGCTTCGTGTGCGCCATTGAACGAGCTAATGCTTTTGTATAACGAGCGCCAAGGCGGTCATACAGATTATCTTCAACAGCTTCTTCCGTTAATGCGAAAGCAAGAGCTACTGTTTCGTGTGAATAACGAGCAGTAAACGCTTCATTTGCATTATCGAATTGTACACCTGCACCTTCGCTTTTGGTTGGGGCATTACCAAAGCCAACAAGCATTACCTCTTCTTCAAAAGCACGATCAGATGCCTCTGTGTCATAGATTTCTGCATGTTCACCTTCGTAACGTTCATACTCTATACCAAACAAAGCGTTAAGCCCAGGTTCTAGCTCTTTGACGAGCTGGGATCTTGAAATAGCCATAACTCAGTCTCCTTATGCTAGACCCGCAGTGCCAGCACTGAACAGGTGGTTGTTAATTTTGACAATTACATTTGTATTTGCCGATGATGCATCGCTATTCTCAGGATCTTGAGAAATATCGATTGCTTTTAGTGGTAGGGTTGCTACCGTACTATCCGCAGTTCCTACTTCTAACTCAATGCGAGAAGTACCAGATACGGTATCTCCTGCTGTTGCTAGAATATCGTAGTTACCTGCCAAGTCTGTTACTGGAAATGCAGCATCAGCTTGAACTTCAAACACTGCATTTGGATCATCAATCACGTTAGCCATGATATCAGCCGCATTTGTGCTTGCAGGATAGTGGTTTGAAAATCTTGGCTTTCCTGTGCTTGGATCAGTATATTCACAGCCGTTAAAAACGCCTAGAATAAATCCTGAACCACCTGCCGCAACTCTCTCAATACCGCCACCAGTTACCATTGCAACTAGATCACCCTGAAAAATAGAGGTGTTATAGTTTGCAGCAATTCGGTAACGATTTTGCTGTTGAGAGCTTATACTTGTACGAGCAGGACGAAGGCCAAAAGGTGCGTCTAAATTCGCCATCTTTAATCTCCATCAGATTTAGGTCGTGAGCCGAAACTCACACTTGATTTACGTTGTGGTGCCATTTTTGGCATCGCAGGGTTATTTTCGCGCATCCAATCACGATCAACAGCATCCATCTGATTTTGTGTAGTCTTCTGGTAGTGCTGATTGCGTTGATCTGCCAACTCTTGCGGAATACGAGCTAATACTAAACCGCCAACACCTATGATGCCTGCGTTTCGCCCCTCATCTACAACTGGACCTGTATAACCTGGATATTCCTCTGCACGAACGAGATCATATCCTTCTTGCCGCCGCTTATGGACGTTAGTTTTGTCATCAAACTCCATCACTGATTCTCTGATCCAACGATGCTTATATCCTAAAGGGGGTTCTGGAGCTTCTAAGGCTGTTCCTGGCCTCCAAACTTTACGTTCTTGACTTTCCCGCGTTTGTGTTTCGCGTGAGGTACGATCAGCCATCAATCTCTCCGATTCTCTAGTTTTTGCACTTCTTGTGCATATTTTTCCAAGGGTATACCTAGTTTTTTAGCCAAAGCTACTTGTCCAGGGTTCAAATCCACCTGTTTTTTCCGCCCATTTACCAGAGAACGAGTTCCGTTCCCAGATGGAGTGACAGACTGAGCGTTTTTCTTGCCACTAGCAAACTTATTAGGCATTTCACGGCGCATACGAAGATCTATTTCTTTGTAATAATCATCAGTTTGAGGATTAAAACCTTCTTCTGCGACTAAAGATTCGTGAATTGCTCTTGCAGCACTTGTCATAACCTTATCTGTGCCAAACCATGTATTCTTTTCCAACCATGAATCCAATTTTGGATCACGTTGTTGCTGAACAGGCTGCGGTTGTTGCTGTTGCTGCTGTTGCATTTGCGCCTCAATTTGAGCTTGTCTAGCTTGCTGTTGAGAGCGTTGTTTTTGTAATCGAAGACGCTCTTTTTCAATAGCAACTTGTGATATTGCTGTTTGAGCATCTGCTAATTTTTCATAATCTCCTGCTTCATGTGCTTCTGCTAATGCACGTTTCGCTTGAGCTTCTTGAGTTGTAACTCTTCCCTCATATTCAGACATGTATCCCTTGTCTAAATTAGAAAGTCTTTTTTTGTAATCTTCGTTTTGAGCTTGAACTTGCTGAATATATTCAACCGCAGCTTGAGCTTCTTCTTCAGCTTGGCGACGAGCAGCAGTTAATTTTCTAATACGTTTTTGAACATTTTCACTATAATTGGTGAGTTCATCACTTTCATTCTGAATATCTTCTTGATTTTCAGATTCATTATCTGAAGAAAGCTCAACAGTATCTTGACTTTCATCTTCTATTTCTACTGATGTTACTTCTTCAATTTCTTTTTCTTGGGCTTCTGCCTGCATAACAAAAACTCTCCTCTGTTATCTTATACATACGAAATGTCTTTGGGGTCAAGTATCGTAGCTATAATATTATCGTCATTTATAATACGAACCTCAAGTCCTTCCACTTTAAACCTATTTCCCGCATATCTTCCTATAAGAACCCAATCTTTTTCAGAACACCACGAACCAGTTGGGAATTTCTGGGAGTCTTGGTATGCATCGGGGCCAAGTTTTACAACATATGCTGCTACTGTTGCAAAGGCTTCTCTGTCTCTAACTGCATCAGGAACATAAACACCACCTTTGGTTTTTTCACTTGGGTAATACGGAATGATTAACATTCTGTATCCAGTTGGTTGTGGAAGACGCTCTAAAGCTGAAGCTTCCATTTGAGAAGGATCATTCTCGTTCTTGCTTTCTTCTTTATCTTTTCCAAAAGCAGTCTTTATAGGCGTAGGAATGTTTTCCATATCCTTTGGTTTTCTTGCCATACTTTCAGGCACATACAGTTTTTTACTCATCTGATAGCTCAATATTTCTCATTGCTGTTCTGATTTCTTCTTCCATAAACGTCAAACCTTTGATCTGCCCAACTGCATACTTGTAGTCATCAAACGAACCAATGTTACCTGTGCCTAAAGACACCTGTATGTCATCACGGCGTTGACGTAACTTTTTGTAGAGGTATTCAGCTAGATTTAGTGCGTCCATGCGATCTCCATACTAGGACATTATACAATCTATCGGAGAATACAAGTATTTATCCCAGAGTTTTAGAAAATACCTTGAAATCTCTGGGGTCTAGCTATTTTACTAAATCGTCTTGTTACGCCGCTAATTTTTTTTTGCAGTTTTCTTTTTGGCAGGGGCTTTCTTTTTAGGGGCCGCCTTCTTTTTGGGATTCTCAACCCACGCTTCGTTTTCTGGGGTGCTTGGGTCATCTGATATATAATGTCCTTTATCGCTACGAGCACGAACCATTTCTGTAACTGTTTCTGAAGAAGACATAGCTTCTCTTTTAGCTACTTTCTTTTCTTTTTCAGTTTGAGCCATTTTAGCCCTTACACTACTGGTCATTGTCTGACTCCCTTCATTTGTGCGTTGAGAGTCGCAATATCTCTTTGTGTCTGAATACGATCTTCTGCGACTCTTGTTTTATCGGCTAGAGCTTCTTCTTGTAGTTCTAACCTATCTTCAGCCAACTCAGCTTCTGCCGCATCTCTTGTGCGTTCTAAGTCTTGTTTAGCTTCAAATTCGGAAGATTTACGTTGCATATCTGCTGCTTTTAATTGTAATTCTTGTTGTCTAATTGCAACAAGAGGATCGGTTCCCTCACCTACAGGCTCAACAGTTTGAGTAAATTCTTCAGTTAAATCAGCTATTAGCACAGCCGCTTGACGCTCAATAGCAGGCTGTAACATCTGCATAGCTTCTGGATTCTGTTGAACCTCTGGCCCTGCTTGCTCCATAACCATTTGTTGTGCTTGCTGCTCTGCTAACATACCAATATGTTCTTGAATATGTCCTTGTAGCGTTGCCATAGCTTGTGGATTGGTTTGAACCACAGGCGTAGACATAATTGCTAAATGTGTTTCCATATGAGCCTTATGATCTTGTTGTGGAAAGGCTTGAGGCATACCACCAGTGATTGCCATTTTATTTTCCATAGCTGCGTTCATTGGCATTGGCTGTGGGGGCGGTGGTAATATTGAATCAATATTGTTTACTCCAAGCGCCTCATACATTTTTCGATATGCTTGGTATAATCCTTGCGGTCCACCGTGAATCTGTGGGTTTGACTGAACTAGCTGCAACTGTGTTTGCGCAAGTGCAATACGCTGTGCCATTGAAAAGATGTTCGGGTCACTAACAGGGAGAACATCAACTCTAGCATCAAAGTCTTGCGCAAAGACTTCGGGTCCAAACTCTGTAGATGGCATATAAGGGTACATCTGAATTGTTTCAGAAAATACTTTTGCCAAAAGTTTAAACTCAATTTTTTGCGAATAATGCATGCGTTTATGAATCGCAGACATGACTTTTGTACCGCGTTCCATAATAGCCATTGTTGTTCCAACAGGCGTTTCACCGCTCATTTCAGCTATTTTCATGTCTGCCATAGCCGCAAAACGCCGCCCTGCGTCCACGAGAGTACCCAAAAGGTTATACAATGTACCTGAAGGCTCTTTAAATGGCAAAGGCATCAAAGAAGACCGTATATCAGAGCCTGCAACGTCTATATCTCTAAATTCTCCAGGCTGTATTGGGTTATCTTCCTCTCGAATCCTCGCGCCACGAGCCTTAAATCCCGCAGGCAAGTTAGAAAGCGTACCTGCATCAATTAATTGGCGTAAAATTGAAGTAGAAGCTTGTGCTAGTCCACCAATCATGTGCGTAAGGCCAAGACCATAGAATCCTAACCCTGGAAGAAACTTGTAATGCACAAAATACTGCTTACGCTTCATCATTGGGTCCATTTCATCGTAATTTCTACGAATTGAAAGAATCTGGTTCGTATCCTCTATTATTGTAACTATATATGGCAGCTTTAAGCCACTAGGAGCACCGTCCTGACCCATATCTTCAAAGCCAATGAGGTCCAAATCTGTATGAACCTCGTATAGTGTTAATTCAACAGACGAATTACTAGGGTGAACCCCTTGAATTTCATTTATTGACTCCTGAACTTCTGACATTTCATCCGCGCTAATGCCGTTTTCGGGCAAATCAACATTTTTATAGAAGCCTGCTAACTGAAGTTTCTTAACTTCATTAGAATCCATCTTAATTACATGCGTAATTCTAGGAGACGTGGCTAGATCTGTAGCTCCATAAGGAACAACTAGGTCTTCAGCATGAACAAATTGACTAACCGCACGACCCTTCAGAGGATCAAAATATATTTTTTTAAAAGTAGAACCAATTACGGGCAGATAAAAGAGCATTTGATCCATTTCTGGGTCATACTCTTCCATTTCATATGTAATCATGTAGTTCATGTAGTCTTTTACACGTTCAGCTTGCTTTACAAGCTGTTCATTTTGGCCTCCAACTACCTGTGTTCTAACAGGGCCAGTGGCAGGCAACATCTCACGGTACGCCTGTGCTTGAAATTGTGTAACACTTTCAGCCAAAAGAGGATGAACAACACCAGAGGAACCCTCAAAAGGCTCAACTCTTTCTTCATTCTGCATTCCTAAGTAATTTAGGCCACGTTTGTATGTGTCTTCCCAATCCTGTCTTGATGAAAAATCATCGTCAATGCTCCCAATCAAATCATTTGATATTTGACCAAGATCTCCCTCTTCCATGACATCTGCTAAATTAGAATCAAAAGCAACTTCTACCGTTGCTTCCGTTTCTGTATATTCCCCAACAATAGCAGAGCCATCGTCAAAGTTAAAAACTCCAGGGTTTTCACCTATCGCATCTCCAACCAACACTTCAGCTTGTTCGAGCATCTGTTGCTCTAAAGCGCCGCCTGGACCTGCATCTCTTTCAATAGCCATTTTCTTTCCCTTTTAGGTGTTGGAGCGAAAGTCGCTCAACCATCATGGAGCAGTAACACTTTGGGAGCGCCTGCATCAATGGGCAGGGAGATGCCACATTCGATATCCTCCGCCCCAACCTCAATATTCTGTGACTCACAGCAATCAAAGAAAACCTGATTTACACCAGATTTTAATTTTTCTATATCAATTTTGTAAGTCATATCTCTCATTATTTAGTCCCAGAAAAACTAATGCCACGAAGAGCGGCACCACCGCCACGACACATATTTCCTTTACTTTTTTTACTTTTTTTCCCTTTAACTTCTCCACCATCTTCCATCATTTTAAAATCTGCACCTGATATTTTTCCATCTTTATTTTTATCAAGTTTTTTCTGACCACCAATTAATCCACCTTCTCTCATTTCCTCTGGCCTCCTTTTTGGCTTTGTTAATTTCTTTGGCCTCATTTTTGGCCTTGGAATAGGATCTGTTGTCATAGCATCTGCTAATGCATCTTCTATTCTTTTTTTCTGTGCTTCAGGCGCAGCTAAAAATCCCGCAGCTTCTAGCAAGTCATCAGATCTACTCATAGTCTTACGAGCTACGTTTCTACCTTTTTTAGCCATTAGTAATATTCCTTTCGTCTGCGAGAGTACATTAAATCATCGTCCTCATAATCACTTGGGGTCGTAATAAAACCACCCTGTCTAAAACGTAGTATAGCCTGAGTCATCGAATCCGCCAAGTCATCATGTTCACCATTTGGAAATGCGGCGCATTCCTCAATAACCTCATCGGCAAAACCAGTTTCTGGTGCCCAAACCATACCGCTTTCAAACACAGGAGCGCAAGCATGCATTCTCGTAAACTTATCTGCACCACGCCCAGGTGTGAAAGGAGTCACAGGTATACCCATTCTTCTTAATTCCTGTGTCAACGGCATCCCAGAACCCTTTTGCTCTATCAAAACCATATCAGGATCAAATTCTTGAAACAAATCATTTGCCGCTTCCTTTAACTCAGGAAACTCCCATCTACCACGAACAGCGTCAAGTAAAATAATATGATCCTCGCCTGTATCCTCGTGATGGAATATACCCCAAGTTGTAATCGCAGAGTAGTCTGCCCTGTCGCTTTTGCTAAACGCCGTGTCATAACTTTGAATAATATAGCTGCAAAAAGGTGGGTCTTCCTTCTGCCACAAGTTCCACCATTCACGTTTTACAATCGCACCCTCTTCAGCAGTCGGGTTCTGCATATACTGTGAGTTCCACTTGCCTACAGGAATAGAAGCCTTTACGCTCTCTAACTCCTCCAACGACCAGAACTCAGGCCACAGAGATTTTCCAGATGGCATGATTGCAGGGAACTCTACAACCTCCCATTGATCTGCGCCTCTATCACTTTGTTTCTGCAAAACCTTTGCAGTTAGATCACGAATGCTCCATCGCGTCATCACAATGATAATCGCGCCTCCAGGCTGCAAACGCTGCCTAGGACCAGAAGTATACCATTCGTAGATATTATCTAATGCGCTAACGCTTAACGCATCCTGTTCCGAAACGGGATCGTCAATAATCGCCAAATCAGCGCCGCGACCCGCGAGAGCGCCGCCCACACCCACAGCGTAGTATTCACCACCACCATTCGTACTCCATCGACCAGACGCTTTAGCGTCTGTCGCAAGACTGACATTAGGAAAGACATCTCTAAAATCCTCGCTATCTATAAGGTTCTTAACCTTTCTACCAAAACCAACAGCAAGCTCCGCTGTGTGCGTTGCTTGAATAATCTTTAAATCTGGCTTTCTCCCCATAAGCCATGTGGGAAATAAATAACTCGCAAACTCAGATTTCGTATGTCGTGGCGGCATATTAATAATCAACCGCTTCAGCTTGCCATCCGCTACTGCTTGTAACTTCTCAGCGTAAATTTTATGATGCGATCCTTCAATAAACTGAGGCCAAACATGCCTCACAAAGTTCATAAAGTTATCGTGTTTTTCTGTTCTATCATCTAATACTTTAAGACGCTCCAACATGGGAGCGACTTTAGCTAACTCTTCATCGGTCAGATACTTAGTAAAGTCACTAAGCTCATTCATAAGTTACCCCGCGAGAGCCTGCAAAAAATTATCCGCAGCGCGATTTAAACCTGCCATGCCACCCTCTTGCATAGGCTGAACATTTGCAGATATAGGAGCAATGTTTGGCGCAGCTACTACAACTCGCTTCATAATATCCTCAAAACTCTCTGTTGGCCCCACTTTACCAATATCAATTGAGGGCGATCCGCTAGACTCACCTTCCTCTTCTTCTTTTGCAGGTTCACACATATTTGTTTCAGGATTATGAACATACCCTTCAGTGTTACAAATAATGTTGCCATCTTCATCAGTTATGAAGCCTGTATCTGGCCCATCTGAACGGTCATCACCACCAGTTGTTGTTATGTCTGTAAGATTATCACCACCGCCAAATATATCTGTAGAGCCAGTTAGGATATTTTCCGTATCACTGCCTATGCCCTTGCCCATATCATAATCGCCCATGATGTTTCTAAAGCCTGTGCCATCGTCAAAGCCAACAGTTCCATCTGCACCCTCAACACCAATCACAGCAGGTTGAATGCCCTCGTCTTTTGACGCTTTTATAAGTTCAGTAAGACTCAATTCTTTGCCATCATAAACAAATTTACCAGTTTCCCTATAAGCATCTAAGATAGCCTTGGCGTCCTCTTTCTTCTGAGGATTATTAGGATCATACATATTAAATGTTAAATTTTTAATAACTTTACCAAAAACTTCTTCAAGAAAATTTGGATCTGAGGCAACTAATTCACCTTCATCATTATATTCAATTTGCTGATCCAAAGCTTCTTGCAAATAAGCAGCTTCCGCAGCGTTTACTGAAGGTCTGTATTGATCCGCTTGAGCATCAACGCCTGTAATTGCTTTCGGTGGAGTAATTTTTTGTCCTATTCCTGTCCCAGTTGGTGATACAATCTGATCGCCCCTCGGATCAAGTTTGTCAGGGTCAAAAACATTTGACTCCAACATCGCCCTAGTGCTCTCAAAGTTTTCAGTAGGAGTTACCGTTGCCGCTTCGGGCGCAATCTGAGTGCCTTCAGGCTTAAACTCTCTGTTGCCTGGTAAAGCAGGAAATTCAGCTTTATCATCCATACCAAAATTTAGCCTAATCATTTCAGGAGAATATATTCCAGAAGGAAGGCCAACGCCAGATTGATCAACATCAGCGCCTGCACCCAAATCTGGATTAGTAATATCTTGGTTATCACCAAAACCAATCGCGCCTTGGTCATAAGTATATTGAGATCCAGGGTCAACTTCAGATGGTATAATGTTCTGCGTTAAAGCAGGATCATCATCTCGCAAATCTGGGAACAGCGCCGCCTCCCTGTCTAAAATCCTATCAGGTCGCTCTATGTTCATAAAATTTGATGCAAAACCTGATTCAGCACCAACTTCTGGAACAAAAATCTCTGGAGTTACATCAGAAGAAGGAGGAAGAGTAGCAGCACTCTGAAAAGCCGTGCCACCGTAATTCTGTAAAGCACTCTCCATCGGACCATCTATGTTAGGATTATTCTGCTGTGCCGCTGATTCTAACGCTAATTGTTCTGACGCTAACCTCTCAGCCTCTTCTCTAGCTTTTCTTCTACGTCTTCTTCTCTTTCGTCTACTAGATGCATCAGAAAAACTATCTTGTACACTTTGAGCCTCTGACGTAATCGCCTTGCCGCCAACATTCCCAATACCCGCAGACATCATACTCGCCGCAGCTTGCGCATTCGCATTACCGCCATTCGCAAAATACTGAACAATGCCACCGTCCTCAAACTCTTCAACATCATCATCGTCATTTATTGACCCATACACAGGATCTACTAAATAATCGAAAATATTAAATTCAATCGGACTCGCAGGTAAATTAATAGCACCAATAGGACTAACCGCAGTCATTGTCGGACCCGCTGTAGTCGTTAAAGTGTTAGTTACAGGGTCTTGAACAAACTTAGATTCATATTTTGGAATGTTTATTTTAGGACCATATAAAGCAGACATCTCATATGTTTGCTGACCCTCTGGATAACCACCAGTAATTGAACCAATATCTCCTGTGAAATTGTCATAGTTAATAGGCTCCTGAACAACAGGCTGTTGAACAACAGGAGAGTAAGATACAGAAGGCTGAACCTCCTCAACAGGCTTAACTTCCTCAACAGGATCTATTTTCTCAACAGGATCTATTACCTCAATAGGCTCTTCTGCTTCTTCAAC